TATACTCGAGATGGTATTATCCATCTCGGGAATATCAATATCGACGACTTGGCTAGGTATGTAACCGCTGAAGAATACAAGGAGCGAAAAGAGGCTTGAGTAGAGTTTCCTCCTGAGGTAGATGCTTTATTTGCTGACAAGTCAAAAAATGAAGAACCTTCTGCATAGCCTCATACTCCTGATCGTAGCCCTAGCTCTGGCGGTGGCATTGCTACCGCTGGGGCTCCTGCGAACAATAGGAGAAATCTGATTCAGGTTTTTTGTTCCTGGTACTAATTCTGCGAGTAAGAAGGGACTCTGATACTTAGGTGGGATCTTCCGCTCTGTAGCCATCTGAATAGACCAGATAGGAAACTCCGTGTGCAGAGACTTATTCAATCGCTGTTTGATTACTTCGAGCTGATATAAGTTCGGAAAGGTACAAGAGACCATCAGCTCAGTTCTTGGAAAAAACCAAGAAACCTGAACTCTGACTTGTCTTGGCCGTGCGGTGGTTTGGGTACTAGATCAGCTGGACAAGGATCACTGCAGAGAATCTATTATTACTTTTACTTCTTATGATAAAAAAAACGATGAATGAAATTAAAGGAATCCTTGCAGGACTTGGACTTGCTGGACTGATTAGCTGGCTAGGTATTAGCTGAGAAGCGCTGACGATCTTTGCTATCGTGCTATTTTTAGACTTTATCCTAGGGGTAACAGATGCCTACCTCCTCAATAGAGAACAGGTCAAATCCAGTATCGCTACAAGAGGTGTATTCAAAAAAGTATCAAAGTTTTTGTTGCCTTTGATCGTCGTGATCGTGATGAAGGGGGCTGGATTTACCAATACAGCACCTATCATCAATTCTATTATGGGAATATTGATCTTCGCTGAAGGATATTCTATCGTAGGGCATATCTACTGTATCAATACAGGTAAGAGTTTGCCAGAGATTGACGCTTTTGAATTAGTGATCAAGAAAATTATAGAGATCATGAAGCCAAGATTAGACCCAAAAAATAAAGCTGAATAATTCAGATTTTTATATTCTATACCTATACTAATGGAAGAAAAAGAATTAACAACTCAAGTCATCAGTAACGATACTGAATGATTCACTCAAGAGGACTATCTGCATATTCCTGGATATGCAACCGTGATGGAAGAATATACAGGAGAAGCAGATCTTCCAGAGAAGATCGTGTATAATAACACCCCAATCCTTGACCAGTGATCAGAGTGAGCTTGCTCAGTCTTTGGAATAACCAAGGCCGAAAATGAGGCTGATTGGTTTGACTCTAAGACTCAGCTCGATGCGATGAAAATTTGGAAAGAGGCTATCAAAAACTGAATAATTCCAGACGGAGGGAAGAACGGTTGGAGTATGAGCTGAGCTCTAAAATTGATGAAGGATCTCGGTTACATCCAAGGCTACTACTTCTGTTCCACTCCAACTGAAGTGAGACTAGCCCTCAGTAAAAAGCATATGTGTTATACAGGTGCCAGGTATATCAGATGGCACCAAACTGGAGTTACTCATACATTGACTCCTGATAAGGATGCTAATGCTGGACATCTTTTCGCCCTTACAGGTATTGATAATGAAAAATACCATCATCCAAATTCTTGGACAAGCGGTCGAGGAGATAAAGGATTTTTTTACACTCCTTTTGGTCTCCAAAAGTGGCTTTATTCCATTGTTGCGATAATTGATAAGAAGAACGCTAGTCCTGAGGTGGTTATTGATTCAGCTGACTCAGAGAAGATGGTTGAGATGAATATCCGAAATGGAAAGTTGCCGAATGAATCATTGATCAAGCTCCACGCAGTATTGATGGTTATGAGAGCTTTCCACAACGAGTTTGATGACAATAAAGCAATCCAGAAAGCTCTTGAGCTTGGAGTTGTCAGTTCAGTGAATTGACCTCTTACTAAGAGATGGTTCCTCAAGATGATCTTTGTGGCTTTATATGGTAGAACTTCTCAAGAGGAACTCATTCCTGACATCGCCGTTGATCAAGGTATCATCAAGAGCAAAGTCGGTCTTGATGAGCCAGTCAAGAGGTATCACGCAAGTCTTATGATTGCTAGGGCTCTTAGGTTCTCAGGGAAAATTGAGTAAAAGCAGTTCGGAACTATTAGGCCAATTTTTAAAATTTTGCACACGGTCATTGCGGCCGTGTTTTTTGTAAAAGAAAAATTAACTAGAAAGCAAAAAACACTAGACTGGAGCCAGTGTTTTTTTGTATATAAAAATCTACTAGAAAGATTTTGGGAACTACTAGAAAGCTATGCAACAAGAGCTTGTTTGATGAGGTATTCTGAGATATTGAGACCTGATTTTTTTGCAAGGGTGCTGATCTTGTTTTTTTCTGATGGCGTCATTCTGATCTGAAAAGTCTCAGTTTTTTGGTCTACCTTTTGTGCAGAAATCAAATGAGGAAGTTCTTGACTGAGCAATCTCTGCAAATCAGATTTTGGATGTTTTTGATTGTAATTTGCTCCCTTACATACTACCTTTACCCATACTTGACCATCTTTTTGTTTTCCAAGCCAATGAATTTTTGCTTTGTAATTTTTTCCCAATACTGAAATTGCTTCCTCACTTGTATAATCCTCCTCAAGACTCATATTGATATAGAGCTTGAGAAATTCAAGAGCATCTTGTAAATCTTCTTTAAGAAATTCACTTTTGAGTCCGACTTCCTCACAAGTGATACGAATCCAATCACTTTCAATTCCTTCAACAAATTTTCCGAGTTCTTCAATGGTGTAAGTGTATACCTTACCTTTGTATTTGTAGTTCATCTTTTTTAATCATCAGGATATAAAATTTTTTTGAATCTCGTTGCATAACCATATTTGAGTTTGTTATTGTGAATGGCTAGAGTAATATGCTCAGCTACTCACTCTTTTTTATATACTGTATGGCTTCCTTCAGCATTAACTCCTATATAGCCATTGTGTTTGAGTATGGTAATCATTTCTCTCACGCTGATGCTCTCAGGGTTTTGCTTGTATTTTGCAAGAAGTTTTTCAATTTTGCTCATATTGGATTGCTATACAATAAATCATTACAATATAAATATATTTATTTTTCTTGTAATTGCAAGAGAAAATAGACTTTTTTGTGTTCTTTTGAGAAAATATTTGACCTTGAGATTGAACAGAAAAAACAATGAGCTTACAATAAGAATTTTTAGCTTTTTTATAGTAAGTATGGTAAATATCGGAGAACTTGGAGTTAGTCTCAAGCTAGAAAACTGAAGCATAGAAAAACTCACGAGAGATATTCAAAATCAGATCAAGCAGTGAGGAGATATTGCGGGAGAAAAGCTCGGGAAAGGAATAGAAAAGGGGTTGGATCAAAAGCAGGCTACAAGCGAACTTGCTAAAGATATTGAGCAGAAAGTAGGGAATGCAGGAGATAAAGCTGGAAGTAAACTCCAGCAATCCCTCTGAGGAGGACTCAAGGCACTCGTTGGGCTAGGAGTGACGAAAGCTCTCAGCACTGCAGCATGACGAGCGTATACTCTCGCTGGAAATCTCCAACAAGCGGATGTTGCTTTTACAACTATGCTTTGAGGTGCTGAAGCAGCAAGAAAAATGTTGCAAGACCTCTCTGATTTCGCTGCAAATACCCCATTTGAGCTAACAGGAGTAAGAGAAACCGCAAAACAACTTCTCGCTTATAATATTGAAGCTCATAAAATCATACCAACCCTCAAAGCCCTCTGAGATGTGAGTGCTGGGCTTAGTGTTCCTATTCAGCAGGTAGCCTTCGCATACGGACAAGTGAAATCTGCAGGAAGATTGCTAGGACAAGATTTGAGACAATTTACTAATGCTGGTGTCCCAATTATTGCAGAACTCGCAAAAAATCTCGGAGTAGCAGAAAGTAAGATTAAAGATATGGTATCAGCTGGGAAAATCTGATTTGCTGATGTAGAGAAGGCTTTCCAGACAATGAGTAGCGAATGAGGGAAATTTGCGAATTTGATGGAAAAACAGTCTGATACAATGATGGGAGCATGGTCTAACCTTCAAGACTCTATTGATAGCCTAGGAGAAGCAATTTGAAGCCTCTTTACTGGAGAAGTTGGAGGGCTTTTTAAGTGGATGGCTTCTATAGTAGAAGCGGTCAAGGATTGGGCTGTTGCTCATCCTGCACTGACTAAAGCTCTAGTAACCTTTGTTGGTGTGGCTGGTGGGTTGATAGGACTATTAACTACACTGAGTGGAGTTGTGGCTGTAGTGGGTATTGCTTTCTGAGCCGCAACACTTCCTATTTTAGCAGTGGTTGGAGCTTTGGGGGCTGTAGTTGCTATAGGAGTCTGAGTTAATGCAGCGATGAACAGTACAAAAAAAACATTGGATACAGCAGGGAAAACCTATAAAGAATTAAGTGATGCTATAAAAGAGAATGAACAAAAGCAAAAAGAACTCCAAGAGAGATATGAAAAAGGAGAGGTTATTTTGTGAGGATATGAGGAGAGCATGAAAGACCTAGAATCAGAACACGATGCTTTAGTAGAGGCACAAGACACTACAACAGTATCTTTGCAAGAACTTAAAGATGAAATGGAGAAAGTCAAAAACTCAAAAATGAGTGCTGAAGATAAAGTTGTGGAATTGGAGAGGATTAGGAAAAAGGCTATGGAAGCAGCTGAAGCATTAAAGAAAGCTAAGCAGAGACTTGACGAGCTACTAAAACAACAGAAAAAAGAGCAAAAGGAAGAAGCGGAATGACTGAGAACCGAATATTGAGCAGGAGGTGTTGTTTCTCAATTACCAATGCAAATAGAAATAGAGAAGTCTAATGTTAAAATGTTAGAAGATTTATACTGAGGAACTGAAGAAAGTTTTAAGTCTTTAGGGATTACAGCAAAAGAAACTGCGGATGAAATATCTGGTGTTAATAAAGAAATTTCTGGGTGAGGTGGAGGTAGTGGAGGTTCATCATGAACTTCTAAAAAAGCAGAAAAGCTGAAAGAAGTGATGGATTGACTGAAAAAATCCCTCAAAGACGCAGAAGATGCAGACAAAAAATATAGAGATTCAGCAAAAAAAACTGCTGAAGAGGTCAGGAAATACTATGAGAAGCTCGGAGACGAAATCAGAGGTTTGGAAATCAAATATAAAAAACTGATAGAAAATTTTGAAAAACAAGAAAAATCCGATAAGGAGTGATTTTTGAGGTCGCAAGTAGAAAAAGCCAAAGACCTAGAAGAAAAGCTCAGTAAGGGGAAATCAGCTTTGATTGACCTTAAAAAAGAGACTCAAAATAAGAAAGATCAGAAGCTTTCTTATAGCGAAATTGAGGAACTTTTCAAAACAGCTGATATCAGCACCGCACAAAATGAACTGAAAAAAATTCAACAGGAACTTGAGACGGCAACAAGTGAATATGACAGAGAAAGGCTGAAAGAGAAGCAAGCGATCTTGGAGGTACTCAAGGAACAATTAACCGTAGAACAGAGCTTAAAAGCAATCAATGGATCGGTAGATAAGCTCGGACTAGACCAATCGGTAATTGATAAAGAAAAGAAAAGAGCAGAGCTCAATCCTGAAGAGAAGGCAATCTATGACTTTGAACAGCAACAGAAAAAGAAACAAGAGGAATTTGAGAAGGAAAAAAAGAGAATGGAAAGAGAAATGGAAATTTACAAATTCTTTCAAGACCAAAAATTCGCTTCCTCTGCGGAAGTTCAGAAACTTATATCAGACGAGAACCTCAAAAACTATTCTTTGGAAGAGCAAGAACTCATTCTCAAACTCGGAAGAGAGAGAATCCAACTAGAACAGCAAAAGGAAGAAAAAATCAGACTAGAAGAGGATGTTCATAAGAAATTCAACCAGCTCTCCAACGATACCACCAATCTGCAGATCAAGAATCTTGGAAAACTTAAGAACGAGTATAGAAATCTGATTGCTCAGATTGAGACTGCACTCGCAAAGCAAGCACAACTCAGAGGAGGTAGAGGGTTTGCGATCGGAGGATTTACTGGAAGTGGGTACAATAGCGAAATTGCAGGCGTAGTTCATAAGAATGAGCGAGTCGCTCCAGCGTGGATGACAAGCAAGTTTGCTGATACCTTCAATCAGCTGGAAAAAATAAGAACAAGAGGGTTTGCCCAAGGTTGATTTACTACCGATAATTCTAGACATATTGAGCAGAATAATACCATCAATGTGCAGAGCGTCTTTGATGCTGAGGAGTTCTTGGATAGGCAAAGACGAAAGCTGAGATAAACCAGATTTTTTATTTCTTTTTGGTAGAGAGTATGATAGGAAAAAGTTTTAAGTATAATGGGCAAGAGCTAAATAAGACTACTGCAGAGCGAGAAGTCCTCGCAGAAGCAGAACGGAGAAAACTCAATACTTCAGACGAAAGCAAAAAAATTGACTGAAGACATGGGGTAAGGCTTTCTCCTACTTTTCAGAGAGGAAGAAAAATAGAAATCAAAGGAATTATTCTAACAAATTCAAGAGAAGGGGCAAGTAAAGCAATGGATTGGTTAGATCAGCTCTTCGTCCTCCAAGAACAAGGAGGGAAGACAGAATTTAAGCCTTTTACTGTGATAGACGAGCAGGATCGTGAACGAATAATCCCGGTAAAGATTAAGACTCCGATTGAATATGATACTGACGAGTATGACTATATTGATGGAGACTGAAGAACCTTCAGAGTCGTGCTAGAAGCAGAAGATGCAAGGCTCTTTAGTTCTGAAGAAAAAGTAGTGACAGGGAAGGAGTGAACTTATGGAGGATTCAAATTGGGTGTTAAGTTATGAAAACCGCTCAATATTCAGAGTAAGGCTATCCTCTGTAAAGGAGAAGGGAATATGGAAGCTCCACTAAGAATTATCATCACTGTTCAAAAGGAGATCCACGCTCCACTAAGAATCCAACGGCGAAAGAAATTTTTTGCTCTGGATGTTGCAGCTCAAGCAGGAGACACGATCATTATTGATACAAAAAAAAGAACAGCAACAAAAAATGGTGAGAATATTCTAGCAAGCAGAGTTGCTGGTTCTCAACGACCCACAATTAAAGGAGAAGAAAGGTTTTTGGTATCATCGCTCTATGGGGGGCTCCAATCTGCTTTTGAGGTTAAAATTTATTTTGCTAATGTGATGCTCTAATGTTTATCCTCTATTTATATGACAAAAAAGAGTGTATCGCTCAGATTGAAGATATTTTAGAACTTTCTTGTGAGCTGAAGCTGAATTGAGCAAGTCAGGTCAAGCTAACCCTTGATGCAGAAAGTCCTTATATCAAAAAAGACCTCCTCAGAATGTGGAGACCACTTAGAATTACTGAATTAATAGATGGTGTAGAATACGAAGTCTTGAGTTGAGTTATTCGTGGTATTGAAGCAAGCTTTACTGAAGTAGAAATTATTGCAGAGAGCTGGTGGGTACTATTAGAAAAAAGGCTGACTATAGCAGCAAAAAAGCGGACAAACACTCCTCTTGAGAATGTGATTAAGGAACTTTTTGTAGAGCAAAATCAAAAATCACAACTTCCTTTTAAGGTAGACTGTGAGGTTTGAGCTACTGTAAGTTTAGAAGTAGGAGAAAAGGCGATATTCTCCAGTGTACTCAATAGTCTCGTAAGAGAGGGGGTAGATGTTCTCCTTATTGGAGATACCCTAAAAATAGGGAAAAACATCTGAAGAAATAGAACAGAATGACCGCTTTATAAAGATTTTCGTTATGATACTACCGATCCTGAGGGGAACACGATAGACAAGGCAAAACTCATTGTTGATGCGAAAAATATCGCCAATAGCGTCTGAACACATAAAGCAGATGAATCTATTGCTCTTTTCGGTTTGCTTGAGGAAAATAAATCTAACGAGGATGAGCTGACCTACCTGAATGAGCATAAAAATCAGATTTCAGAATTTACTATTTCCGTAGCTGATACTTTCTTCTATGATGTAGAGCTTGGAGATCAAGTAAAAGTTTTCATCAACGGATATAACGAGCTGATGCAATATGACTGAGTAATGAAAATCGTTGGCAAAAAATACAGGAGCTGAGATCTACCATCTATTGAGTATACGGTATCCACACAAAGGATTCCTCAGGAATGATTTTTATGAACGATACAGAAAGTTATAGAAAAAGTAAATCAAAAATAAGAAATCTGACTATTTAAGTCAGATTTTTCTTTACAAAAAACCACCGTTAGTATGTAGGAACGGTGGTGTACAAAGTAATGGATACTTTAGAGATTATGAGTCGGAATTCAAGGACTTTTAGCACTCAACCCCTCTTAGTTTTAGCTCCGCATACATCTCATTAGTAAGAGATCTCAAGAGATCCATTTTTTTGTAGAGGGTATCAAGCTTTTTTCTGTTCATGCATGCGAGAGAAGAGAAGTAACTACCACCTCCAAGCTCTTTTTCTTTAGCCTTCATGTTCTCGAATTTCTTCCATTCTTTTTGAAAAAGCTTTAGGAGATCTTTAGTGTTCATTTCTTGAAAGTTCATAGGTCATAATTAGTAAATAAATGATAACACTAGTAGCTTACTTACTATCTCTATTTATTCAAGTCTTTCTTGAGTTTCTTTGCTTCTCAATTGGACTTATTTGCTTTTTGTGGTGTTATATTCTATAAGAAAAAAGGAACTACTGATTTCAGGCTCCTTTCCTCTTATAAAATTTGATTTTATAAATTTAAGATTGCACATTATCCTCTTCGTCCTCTTCATTACTAGGTGTTCCATAATAATCAGGATTTAATCACAATGCTCTAGCAATATCTTTCAAGCAATGTGCATATCAGCTATGATATTCATTAATTCAATCTCGGGATCCTTCACACCTTCATCTTAAATATTCCTGCTTAAGATTAAGAATACTTTCCAATTCTTCTAAAGAAAACGAATCTTTTCCCATTTTAGTTATTTTTACAAAATAAAAGACCTTTAATTTTATAATATTTGTAAAAATAAAATCAAATGTTTTTTTATTTTCTACAGTCATCCATAATCTGATCCACAAGCTGCTTGAGTTCGCTCTCTACATACTCCATTGTTTTATAAGTAGAATTTGTTCCAAGCATATATTCTTTATCTAGTTGGTATTCTAAACTAATATCTCCAGCATGTGCACAATCAAATCCAATCCATCGTCATTCTTCTGGCTGATAAATAAGTGTTTTGTCTGAGTAAGTAATTCATCAGTGAACAAGATAAGGAATTTCATCGTAATCGTATCAATAATACTTATCTTCTTCTGATAATAATACATATCAGCAGAGATGAAACATTTCCGTATTCGCTCAGAATCATATTCTGATTATTCTGCATTTATAGCCTTTATACTCAAAGGCTTTGTAGTTCCCCTCTTTTTTGAGGCTCGCTTTTAATTTTTCTGTGGTCATTGTGATTTTTTTGAAGATAAAATTTTTTCAAGCATTGCTTTGGCTTCGGTTCTGATATTCATTTTGTCTGCAAGCATGGAGAATATTTGCTTCTTTTCTTCTTGGTCTAGGTACATAACAGCATCCTGAATATAACCTCGGATTCTATCGGCAGTCTTAATCGATCTATTGAGTTGTTCTCGTGAATATTCTTTGTCTAACATGATATGTAAGAAAGAAATAAAAAGTCTAAATGAGTTAAAAAAGTGGTTGTAGTCAGCATTCTTCTCTATCAAATCCATCAAGCCATAGCAGACACTGAAACAGTTTTTTGAACTCCTCAACGAAACAGTCTCCTGAAGTGTTATCTATCCCTATCCGTAGTTGCCCTTCCTTGAAGTAGTAGAGTCCTTTGTTTTTTCTGCTTTCTCGCCTTTTTTTGTTGCTTATGAGCTTATTTGCTCTTTGGGTTGTGATTTTTATCGGTTCCATAATACTGAAAAAAGAAATAAAACTGATTATTTATGCTCTAGAGGCTTCCTAATTTCGGTCTTTTTGATCCCTTGAGCCATCAAGAGGATAGCTTCAATTTCTTCTTCAGTCAATGCTTTACCCTTTCTTTTTGACTCTTTCTCTTCTTTGTTGGACTTAAACTCCCAATACAGATCGTTTGCCTCACTGAAGGCAATGATCAGAGCCTTGTTTTGCTTTCTTTGCTCTTTTTGAAATGCTCTTCAGAGGATGGTCACGATATTTTGCACCTCTAGAAAATTTATTTCTGTTGTTCTTAATTCTACCTCTTTTGTTCCCCAAAAACTAACCGTTCCCCAAAACTCATCTTCGGTTGTGCAGATATGAGACATTGCGTAGCAAAAAATAACTCTTCTCATCTCTTTTGGAGCTTTTGGAAGTTTGAGGATAAAGTAGTCGACACGACCTTCTCAGAATCTTTCCTCGTAATCTTCTAGTGATAATCCCAAGACCTCAAGCTTCTTTCTAAGAATTCTTTCAGCTACCTCCTTTTCTCCACCAACACCTCTGACATATCTAGCATAAATTGCTTGTAGTAGTTCTGTATTTTCCATTCTTCATTTCTTAAAAAATAAATTTTACTAATCTTTTTTGAAGAAAGTGCGGTTCATAAAACCGATATTATCAAAAGTATCTTTTATTGCCTGAACAAATAACTCTTCGCAAACCTGAAATCAATCATCGTAATCTTCTAAGTCTGCACTAGAAACCGGTTTTACTCATTCAGTCTTTTTTTCTTTTTTTAACTCTAGGTACCTATTAAGAACTCAATTCAGAATCTGATTTGTTCAAAATGCACCAGAATATACCCAACCTCATCTTTCTACGAGGGTTTTTTTAAGTTCTTCAATTTTCATGATATGATCAATAAAAAAATAAAGGTTAAAAGTCTGATTATTGTTTGACTAGCTCTGGATTCTCATATATGTTACCAATAATCGTAAGATAGTTCTCGGTATCTTTGTATGCGAATTGTCAGTAGCGGAAAGTATAATCTGAGGAGTTCTTTATTCAGTCTACCTCCTTAATTGACGAGCAATTGAACTGAATATCTGGGTTAAGTTCTACGACAGCAAATCTCCACCACTTCCCATTACTCTTATCATCTCGCTTAACAATATCTCACTCGTAGATATCTCTTCCGTTCTTGTCTCTCAGTCAGGTGGATTGCATAACGACACAATCATTATGCTTTCATCATTGTATTCCTATAGTTCTATTCGCTCCATTTACTCACAGCATTCAGTCAAAGTTCCAAGAGGCAATATGATTTAACTCATCTACTTCTAGCATTTTTTTATCATTGAAATGCCAAGCTCTGAACTTAATTGGTCTCATCTTATTTTAGTATAGAAATTAAAAACTCTATTGGATCGTCTTGGATTGCTAGATACATTAAAATACTTTCATAAGCAGAGTAACGGTGAATATCTTCTAGCACTCAATAATTATCATATTCCACTCTTCTAATAATGCCTTTTTGTAAAATTATTTTATCATTCTCAACCAACCATTGAATGAATCAGAATTTTTTACTAATGATTTGCAAAATTGCCTCATCTAAAGAACTATGTTGAACTATCGGATTTCCCTTTTTACTTTTTCTAGTGCAAAAAAATCAATCTTCATCTATTATTCATAACCATTCTCTATCAGATCAAAGTGATCTTTCATACTCATTAAGTAGTTGTAGTAGTTTTTCCATCTTGTAGGTATAAAAATAAATAAATCTGATTTCAGCTGTACGATATTCTCGTACATCTCTGACCTTTTCGCTTTTACCGAAAAGCTAAGATTCTCAGGGAAGGTCGGTATCGCACCGACAAGTAGAAGCTACTTTTCTAATTCGCAGAATTCCAGCTCCGATTACTTACTTTCTGCTGATATAGTCAAAGAACAACACTGATTTTATCTTCTATATTGATGGCAATCACATATTTTCTTCTAAGCTTCCCTGGTAAGGAGATACCCTCCAAAAATCCGCAACAGGTAGGACTCGAACCTACGACCTAGAGATGAGTGTTATCCGAATACCATCTATAGATGGAGTTCCACATTTTACTTCGACTCTCGCTCTACCGACTGAGCTACTGTTGCATACCCCCCCAAAAAAGGGGGAAGAAGTCTGAATTATTCGCCTTGATTTGCTCTATTCCGAGATACTGGAATAGGTCAATAGTTATTGATTGGTACATACTGACCGTTCCATTTCTCAGCCTTGATTTTTTCAATCTCTAGCTTCTTGAGCTCAATTTCTAGTTCCATATTCCTTTGGTTGCTTGTGATTGCATCGTTATAGGCTTTCACTCCCTTACCCTTGAGTTCCATTGCTTCAGCATTCAGTCTTTCTGCTTCTTTATTAGCCTCAGCCTTTTTTACTGCTTGCTGAGCTTCAATTTCCACTTTTTTAAGCTGTTGTTCTTGTTGCTTCGCCTCTTGGGCGATTTTCATAGTTTGAGCGATTTGGTCATCAAACTGCTGAGACCAATCATAATTGCTGATCTTAATATCATCAATGATGATAGGATAAGTTCCAATCTTCGCTACGGCAACTTCTTTGACTTTTGCTCTAATCTCTTCCTGAGTTTGAGCGACATCAAAGATAGTCTTGCTACCAATAGCCTGTTTGAAGGCTTCTATAGTGTCCTTCTTGATTTTCTGCTGAAGGACTTCCGTTCAGAAGTTTCTTGCAATGTTGAGAATTTCTGCATCAGGGAATTTATAGAAGACTGTGATATCAGCACCGATAGTCTGATTATCCTTCGTAATTGCTCCACCATCTCCAACTGCAATTCAGATTTCCATCTGTTGTGGTATGATTGGAATTTTCTTCACCGACTCGACAAATGGAATTACAAAGTGCAAACCCTCTCAGAGCTTAGAATTTACAGCTCCAAATTTGTAAACAACACCTCTTTCTGTAGACTTCACGGTAGTGAATGGTCGGAATACTACGAGTACTACAACAGCAACGAATAGCCCAATTAACCACTTGAGCCAAGTGTAGTTTTCTTCTTTGTTCATAAGAATAAAAAATAAGATATAAAGATTGCCATCAGAGGCAGAGAGCCACAAGGGAAACTTCAATAAACCTTATAGCTCTTTGCCCCTGATAGGGGCTATGCCTCCTCAATATTTTCTACTTTTTCTCACCGCATGAGGAGCTTATATATCTCTGACCTAAGCTCCACTATAGAGCGAGCAGAAACAGTAATTCTCCTTCATCGAGAGGTAAAAATCAGATATTTCTTCAGCTTTTTCATCTTATTCTACTACAGATAAAGTAATTCCTACTTTCTCTACTCCTAGAGCCTTGAGATCAACAAGCTTTTTGGTGGCTTCTCCATCAATTTTGAACTTGATTTCTTTGAAATCTAGTGAGCGGATGGCAAACCCCTTAAAGCTGAATTTCTGATAGGATTCATCTTTGATCAATTGCTCATCCTCTTTAGGTGGATGGATATCAATCCGATAGATTTTCTCTAATCTTTTGAGCTCTTCGCTCAATTTTACGAGGAGAATATATCCTTCTCCTACTTCGTAGCCGAACTTTTTGATTTCGGCGGTTGTTTTGGTTTGCATACTATAAATAGCATAAAATAAATTTTTTAGTATAAGCTGATTTCTCTATCATCAATTTCTAGTTCTCAATCTTCATATACTACATTCTCAAAGTTGATCTTGGTTCCAGATACATACATCTTGTATAATTTTTGTCCTAGATTAGACATCCTATAAAATTCATGAGGTCAATAAGGAATTCCTTTATAACTTTTCTCCTCAAAAGAAATTATTGAAGTATTATTTCCTACAGTTAATTTCATACAGCAATCCTCTTTTTCTACATTGAGATGTGTATCACAATATATGTGTATATATTTTCAGTATTCGTTTGTTTCGTGTTCTGCATAGATAGAGAGCATATCTCCATCATCTGCATTCTCCTTATCTACTTCAGAATAGAGCTCACGGTGAATTAAGTCTATAAGCTCATTAAAAGTTATTTCTTCTTTTTCGTGTTTTCATACAATATTTTGGATCATACTTTCAAGAGGTTTGAGACTATTTTCTTCTATTTGTTTTTTTAGATATCAGCCTATTGAATTAACAATCATACTGTTATAGTTAATCAAAGAGACGTCCCTTAAGTTAACATCCATTTTTGCTTCTATCTGTTTTTGAACTGACTTATATATCTCACTAGATCGAGAGAACATAGAGTCAAATATTTTGTCCATCATGTTCCCAATATGTTTATCTAGGTCTGACTGAAGTTTTTCAGTGAGATACTTGTTGATTGAATTTTCTAGTATTTTTTCTAATTCCATGAGTATAAATCTATAAAAAATAAAATCTATCCTTCACTACTTTTCAGCATCTCTTTCCTCAGATCACTCTCTGAGGTCAGTAAAATTTAGTCCCAGTTTTCCGCTTCTGATAGCAAACAGAAAGCTGATAAGTTCGGTCGTTCCGCTCTTCCTCCAACGGCTCTCCATGTCGGCGGATATTGAGCTGACACAGCCCAAAACTCAGTCCACTATCTCAGACCGCCTTTGGATTCCGTAGCCCATTCTCACACTCTATCAGTGAGACAAAATCCAATCCTCAAAGGTCATAAGCTTCTGCTACCATCCTTTGTCTAGGATCATCAGTAGAGAAGCCTGAATGCATAATTCTCCCTGTTGATGGCGATACTTCCGCTTGAGTCTCAATCTGAATCTCAGGGAGAGAGTCAGATTTTTTATCTGGTAAAGAGCTACCAATCAGAGGGAGAGCTACCAATCAGAGGGAGAGCGATAAGGTTAGTAAAGTTATCATTTGTGTATTCAGGATAAAAACTAGTTAATCTTTAGTTCTTTTTCGTTATCAACAACCGTGATAACGCCTGCATATCTCTCTTTTCCCTTCTTATCTAATGCATCATACCAGTCTTTAATATCAGCTTGTGTTCTTGTTTCCTTTTTGTCCGCAAGGATGTCCTCAGACACACCAGCTTCAATAAGTTTTTTCTCCTCTTCTTGTGAGAGGGAAGCAACATTGATCACCACGGAAGCCGTGATATTCTCGCTTACAATTCCCTTGAGCTTCTCCTGATCTGCAACAGGATCAAGGGCAAGGACAAAGTTCTTAAGTCTGAACATCTCGTGAGGTAATTTATCCTCATCAATTACGGTTTTTGCTCTCTTAGTTGATAGGTAAATTACTCCGTTTTGGACTGATACCTTATGTTTTGCATCAGATCCTAGAGCTCAGAGAATATACATCAGATAAGCATCAAGCTTTCTGATTTCTGCTTGATGAGATTCGTTGCTCTGCTGGAGAGCTACAATCTCCTCATTATTTGCTGCAATATATCCTTGCTTTTTTCTTCTTTGTCCAAGGATAAAGTTTATTTTTTCTTCAGCTGCACTTCTATTTTCTGCAACCTGTTTTTTTAATTCTTCCTTGATATTTTTTACATCCTCTTCATTAAGTCCGTGGAGCTCTCTGAAGTCAGGTTTATCAAGGTTTGCGATGTCTAGTTCTAGACTAGTAATTTGTGCGATAATTTCGTTTGTTTTCATACTTACATAACAAAAAGCTAAAATTTCTTTTCACATATTTCGCCATGCACAACAGGGAGGTACGCTCCCCAAGGATCAACTATCAGCGAGATGGGTATATTTTTCATATTTTTGGTTATTCACCAGTAGATATATTTCCCGCAATATTTACACTTCGCCTTTGATTTGAAGTTATCCTTAAGTCGGACATCAAAAGGAGGTCTTTCTAGTGAAGTAATCTCTACATGGTGGGAATATTGTGGATCTGGGCTTTGAATCATTTTCAATAATTAAAAGGGTAAACCGCAACTTTTTTTATTTCGTTCCTCTTTCAGAACTCAGAGCATTTCTTCAGCAATCTCGTATTCTGACTGCATTTTTTCAAGAAGTATTTCGTAGGAAGCAAAGTTCTTGCAGTAATCAACCGTCAACAACTGCTCAATAGTTTCTTTTGTCAGAATTGCTTTTTTTGTGTTTCCTGTTGGAGCACCAAAAAGTTCAGGAGTAGCAGGAATAAGTTCTTTATCAGGATCGCAAATTTTCTCATAGATAAGAAGCGAAGTCGTTGCATCGCCCTCACAATATTCAGCAATTTCCTTGAGTTTTATCTGATGGGTTTGTTCAATCCCATTATAGAAAGATCTCCAATAAGTCGCTGATACTTCAGCTCCACTCATCTTTCCCTTTGGACTTTCTAACCCCAAGCAAACAGCAATAAGCTCCAATGAGGTAGACAAGAAAGCTGATCTCTTTCGGAGTTCCATCGTATCCACGACTGCGTCCATTTTCCACGCTGGATAAGTTCCATAATCCAGAACTTTTGGAATCTTAAGGCTATTGATAATTGCCCTTTTACAGAGAAACGGAATATCAAAACTTTTTACATTATGTCCTCCAAGGTTTGCCGTAGGAGCAGAATCTAAGAGTTGGAAGAAGTCTGATAAGATTTGTTTTTCATCATCTCCACAAAAGGAGATTTTTTTAATAGAGCGATCGGTATTCCTCGCAACAACCGAGATACAAACAATTTTCGCAAATTCAGCATGAATTGGAGCTCTATCATAGTACCATTCTTCTTCGGTACCTACTTTTTCGCTGCAGTATCTTTCTGCCCAAATTTTCCTTTTAGGATAATTGAGGTAATTATTGGTTTCTGCAACGGTTTCTATGTCTATAAATAACAGCATTATTCTCACCATTTACGATATAAATCAGGGTGCTTGATCCGATACATCCTCCTCTTGGATAACCTGCGAGGAGGTTCAGATTTCTTTTTTTTCTTTCGGTTGCCGATCTTTTCACGAGCTGCTTGGAGTGGATTGATATTCCTGAGTTTCTCCACCAGCTCATCGGCTTTAGAAGGGAAGGTCATCAACAATCTCACTAGTTCTTGATTTGATAGTCTCTGCAACATTGACCTTCTTTGGTTCTTCTGCTTCAGCTAAAAAAGTATCAAGATCTTCTTCCTCAGCTTGTCCACCAGTAAGGCGATTATTAAGCTCAATGAGCTTTTTTTTGAAGAATTCGTTGAGATCAGAATAGTCATAAGACTGGATTTCCCCTGTCTTTGTATTGGTAATTGCCGTAGTCATTTCTTTTTGTTGCTCAATATCCAAGAGCCAATTGGTCTTTTCTCAATTATTTTTGAACGCAATTGCAGGGAATATTTTATCTCCATTTTGCTTTCCATAGACTCCGATTCTAACTCTTCCGAGTTTTTCTCAACAACCTAGGATACAGTTCACAATATTTCTAAGAGCGAAAGTCCAAGCAGACTGCAAAATGAAAAGATCATCTCAATCCTGAATTTTTATGTTCACCATCTCAATTTCTTTTTTTGTTTCGGAAGAGGTGTGTGATTTGAAGTAAATTCCTGTGATATTTCCTTCAATAGCAGAAATATCTTCATCAATCCATTCTCCTTTCTCGTTTTTCGTAGAGATAAAGAGATGCGGATTAGTTTTTGATCTGATTTTTACAAAAGTTCAGTTTACTTCATTTTTTCTGATAATTCACATGGTAATAATGCATAAAGAATAAAAGCTAACAGTGATTTTTTACATAGTTTTTGGCGTAGTCTAAAGTCATAATCTGACCTAGTGTTTCTTTGAGCCAGATCTGTTTTGATCTGACCTTGTGTCTGATTTCTTCTTTTTGGCTAAGAATAAAGCTCTCTAGATCATCAACCATAATTCTCCTTGCACTCACAATATCAAACTTAGAGTGCAGCTCTCCCTCAAGCACGATATGAGGATTAGCATAGATATACGCACCGATTTCTTCAGGCGTTTTCTCTGTTCGCAATACTCTTCCATCCTTGAGGAGGACATGAGTTAATGGCTGATAGAGTTTGATAGCGGTATCCATAACGAACTAGAAGGAAGTAAATCAGGTTTTTTTTTCTGCTTCCTTGATCTGCTCAGCTCTTATCTTTGCTACATACGCCTTAGCGAAAGCTTTGAGCTTGTTCAGATTTCTGTAGATTTGCTCAGGAGAAGCAATCTTGGGAAGCCAGAAGGTATCTGCAGACTGAGAGATAACCTGGAGGAGTGTTGCTAATACCTCTTGCCGAGTGTAGCTTCCTGTGATAACATTTTCCTCCTTCCTCAGCAGTGAGAGGAGATGTCCTGCAAACTGCCTATTGGATTTTTGTGTTCCCTCAATCGTGTTTCCATTAGCAGCCTTGATAATCGCTAAGCATTCATTGATGTCAGAGTCTCAATATTCTTTTCATCACAATTTCGAGATTTGTCAAGGCTTTATATTTTTTAAGAAAGAAGTAATATCTTCTCTACTAACAGATAAAGCTTTAGCTTTATCTATTCCTACGGTAGTAGGAATATTCTTGTTTTTTGTTGTCGCAGTTGCTGTCGCAATCGCTATCGCAGTTGGTGGATTTGCTGTATTACTTTTCTCTAATTCTTGAGCTTCTTTTTCTGCTGTTTTTTTTGTCGCAGTTGCTGTCGCAATCGCTATCGCAGGATTTTTGACTGTTTTCTCTCCATCAGATTCATCATCAAAGGAGAAGAAACCTGAATTGAGATAAAGGATTACTAGCATTCCGCCAACTCTTTTTTGAGTTGCTAGCAGTCAAGTTTCTTTCGCCCAGCGAAAGAAGTGGTCTACTACTGTTTTTTTTACTCCGCAGGTTTCCGATATAGTCTGATAGTTTGTATAAAACTCTCCTGATATTCTATCAACAGACACTACGAGATAGGTATAGATTTTTAAGTATTCAGGCGGTTTTGCCCGAACTGCTTGCTGCAGAATAGATCTCTGCAATTTAACCCAGCCCTGCATCTATCTAGAACAAGGGAATAAAATAATTTTTGTTTTTCTTTTTTTTGTTTGAGAAAAAGATGCTATTATCAAAAACGCAGTAAAGACTACCAATGTCGTCCAAATTCCATTTATGTTTGGATCTTCCCCCAAAATAGTAAAATACCCAACAAGAATACCCAACAAAATTAGTAATCTAAGCATCACGATAATAGCATCCAAATAAAGAGTTTGACCAATACTTGAACACTTCTGCAATCCTATCTCCATATCTTCCTTGCCTCTCTGGGCTCTCGTTAGTCCAATACGGAACGGGTGAATTTTCCCCACGGGTGTGAAAAGAAAAACAACCTATAGTATTACAATCTCCGTCCTTAAAGTAAGATGTCCTAACTCGGGACGGGGTGCACCTTAAGTAGGGGATTGTAATAGTATAAGTTGCTTATGAGTTAGCTATCTTGTAAAAGCACCCCTGCTTAAGTATTGATCTGTTATCAATACTCCGAGATTACTTTCACTGCATAAACTCTATATTGTCAATACAAAGCCTAGTTGAGAACTATATTTTAGCAAGAAAAAAAGCGGTATTTTTTTACCGCTTATAATAGAATTTATAGATGCAAGCCCTTTACCAGATATTTCTGTACGAGAGGTTAACATAACTCTAGGATCACTCCAGAAGGGCTTAATATAGGCTAATTCTGAAGTTAACAAAAAGGTTGGTTCTCCAATATACTTTAGATAACATCCCTCTCCAACTCCACTAACGCTCTTTGGATTCAAGTCATCTGCAGGTTTACTAAATGGAGATATCTTCATACTGATAAAGTTATTACCTGTGTCTAGGAATACCTTATCTCTTACTTCAATTGTCCCCTTTTTATTAAGTAACAAAGACGATAGCTTATCATGATAGACATTGTTTTTTCTCAAGCTATCCAATGAATAATATAACGGCGAAAAGCCTTTCTTGTTATAATACTCTAGAATTTCTTAAAGCCTTTCTTGTTATAATACTCTAGAATTTCTTGAAGTTTTCCATTTTCTACGGCAGACAAGACAAAATCCTCGTATTGTCGGACAGATTGTGAGTCTTTAAAGCTCAAATACTTTACATTGTTTTTATCCTCTTTTATAACTAGCTGCTGTAAAGGAGAATCGATCTCTGATGATTTCTGTAATTGAACTTCATCTTGATTTTTTTCTTTATTGCAGGAGCTTAATGCTACAACCGCAAACATCATAACTAATAATCCGAAGATTACTTTTTTAATTTTTGCCATTTTTATTTATTTTTTGTTGGCTTGATATCTGAACGGAGATACCACGAATCATTTTACAAGGTAGATGAGACCGTTCTCTCATCTTTTTTTAGAGTCAGAAAAGTTTTTACTTTTTTCTGTTTGGTGACAAAGCTCCTCTAAACGAACTTTGGAAGCCGATTGCCTCTAAGGCGATCTTCCTCGTTTTATTTTTGGTATCATATTTTTTATTTGATGTTGCCTACTATACTTATTTTCCTCAGCATTGCAAGCCAACTTTTCAATTTCAAAACCTCAGATCGGGTTATCTCAGATTTCCTATCTCATTTCTCATCATCACTTTTCTAAAATCAGCTCCTAAGTTTCCTCTCAAACACCCCTATCACTTCACTCAACTTTCCCTTGCAAAGTTCTCAGGGATTCCTAGACTGAAATTATCTTTATTATCTAACCAAATAAAAAATGGCAGTAAAGTACAACATCGTCGAGAGAAAAAACATTCTCAAGCCTAGTGAAGCTCCAAAGTTTTATGCCTCAGCAAAGGCTGATGGAGAGGTCAGCTTTAAGGCTCTAGCAAAGGAAATTGCAGCTGCTGGATCTACGGTATCTGATAGTGATATGCTCGCAGTACTTAATGATTTGACGAAGATCTTGACAAAGCATCTCGCCGAGGGTAAGATTGTCAAGCTCTGAGATTTTTGAAGCTTTCAGATTGGAATCACTAGCGAGGGAGTTGCAAGTGCTGATAAGTTCACTTCGTCTAATATCAAGGGAAATAAGATTCAATTCCGCCCTGGAGCAGATTTGAGAGAAATGCTCGCAACCGTTAAGTATGAAAAATACAGTAAATAATCAATCAAATAAGCAAAGAGGTCCTGAACTGCCAGGACTTCTTTTTTTGTTTAGTTAGAGAACTGAGGAAAATTATACATAAGGGAGGAGCAACACATATATACCTGTACCTCAACACATATATATCTGTACCTCAACACATATATATCTGTACCTCAACACATATATATCTGTACCTCAACACA